AGCTTTTCGGCGTCGAGCGGGATAACCATCAGCCCGCGCTCGATGCGGTTCCTGAGCGTCCGCTGTAGGCCGCGAAGGGCATAGAACAGCCATTCCTCGGAACTGAGCGGCGCGGGGCCGTGACCGTCAAAAACCCGGTGACATTCAAAGCAGGCGTCGGCTATCGAAACGTCATCGGCCTTTACGCTGCGTCCGTGGGTTTCGTCCCGGATATGAGCCGCGACGGTGGTTGCCGTGTCACCTGTGCAACATCCGGTGATGCAAAGAGAGCAAGGCTGCCCCCGGCTTCCGTCGAGATAGCGGCGGCTGCGGATCGGTGCGCGGCGGAAGTTCTCAGCCATTGTGCGCCCCCGTTACTGAGAACCGAGGGCCATCGTCCGTTGTCTCGATCTTCAACGCGCCCATACGCTCAAGGCGGCGGATCATCTTGTGGACATGGCCGAGAATGGCGCCGTCAGCACCGGGGCAATATGTGCCTCCGGGCATGGCTTCGATCAGTTCGATTAGCTTGCTCTCAGATGGGGTTAATTTCATTCCACGCCCCTTGGGATCACATTGCTTGAAACGAATTTCGCCTTGCGGTCGCGCGCCTTCTCAAAGTTGAACCACAGAACGTTCGGACTATCGCCGGGGGCCGCAAGCACCTCGATCCCGTTCACATCGCACTTAACCCAAAGCTCAAGGCGAGTTGCTGCGCGGGCGAGGTCTTTGACGGTTTCTTCAACGCTGCCGCCTGCGAATGTCTCTAGTGTCAGACATAGGTTGCTCATGCTGCCCTCTCATCAAGCCAGCCGCCCTTGCGCGTCTCGGTCAATTCAATGCCGTTGGTGTCGCAGTAGGCCAGCGTGTAGGTAATCAGACTTGCCGCCCGCGCTACGCCCATCTTGGCGCTGCTTTCGCGGATGGCGACGAATTCGCCTTCGATGCCTGGAATGATTTCGCCTTCTGATCCGGTCGCCACGGCGTGGCCAGAAATCAGGATTGCTTTCCATGCATCAAGATCGCGGGGCTTCCCTGCGAACAGGTGTCCCGATTTCGCAATGTCGCCGCAGATGGCGTGGAATTTCTTGTTCTGCTCTCCGCTACGCGTGGGCTCGGAAATGGTCACAACGTAGTCAGCCGGTGCTTGGCGAACTGCGGCCAAGGCGTTCCCGACAATGCGTTCGTTGCGCAGAACAAACCGGGTCATTGCAGCGCCCCTGTCGCAAACACAGCCTGCGAATACTGGTGCAACAAATCCTCTAGCACGCCTTCGGGCAGTTCCTTGAACCGGTGGCTATCGAGCATTGCCGCAGCCTTCTGGAAGTCGACATCCTTGCCCGTTTCACGCGCTATCCGGCAGGCTGCTTGTGCCTCGGTGAAGTAAGCCGATTGGGTGGTTAGCTCTGCGTTGGTCATTCGCGGTCCCGATCCATATGGCTCTGGAGGTCTTCGTCCATGTCACGGTCGCCCGTGGCGTAGGGGATATCCTGCTGCATCTGATTGAAGCCGAACGGGTCCGCCTCAGTTGGCTTTGGCGCAGCCTTGGCCTTGGCTGCTGCAATCCGCGCCGTGATCGTGTCGCTCAGTTCCTGCCGCTGATCGGCATTGAGTGTAGACGCCTCGATACGTGCCCAGATGGCCTTGAACGCGCCAGTGCTGGCTGCTGCCTGGATTTCGCTATCGAACCCGGCAAGGATGGCGCGGCTATTGTCTTGCGGCTGCTGGCGGGGCGCTGGATCGGCACGGCGACCGGCTTCCTGCGCGTCGTCGTCATGCGATGCAGCTATGCCAACAGCGGCCTTGATCGTGTAGCGCTGCAAATACGAAACCGCGCTGCCGATGGCCTGCAATGGGTTCTTGTTCCCAGATGCGTCGAGCGGCCCGACAAGGCTGGTTTCTTCGTAGTGACCGGCGCGGTGCGTAATGCGGCAAGTGACCTTGACGCCGCCCTGCACGTTCTCGGTGTACCAGCGGAAGGATAGGCCAACGTCTGACATAGGCTCGGACAGGACTTCGGTGATTTCGGCCAGATCCTCGAACTTGTAATTCGTGCGGCCCTTGGCGCTGGTAAAGTCCACTTCTCGGCTCTTGACGATGCGGGGCAGTGTCTTGCGCAGATCGGCCATGGCGTCATCGAAGGCCTTGCGGGCCTGAAACGCATCATAGCGCTCCTGCATAGCCATCAGGCGTTCCATAACCTCAACACCAGACCCGCTGGTGATCGCTTGCTGGATCATTGCCGCTGGCGTGATGACTGCCGACGAGCTGACTTCCTGCGCTTCGATTTTCTGAACGGCACCCATTAGCGTGCTCCCTTCACTTCCTTGATTTCAAACCCTGGAATTTCGCGCTTGCCCGTTCGCACTTCCTTGGCGGCAAGCGTCTGCACCAGATCGACAAACTGCTGCGGCTCTGCTTTCCAGTAGTGCGAGATAGCCGTTGGCGCGTGGACCAGAACGGCCTCATAGCTGGTGGTCAGCCCGGTCTTGGTATTCGCCGCCTTGGTCGCCTTGTTGGCCTGCTTCGCCAGATCAGCTGCGCGCTGAGCCATGCGCTCGGCTTCCTCGCGTTCCTGAATGTCGGCAACGTTGGTCTGGGCAAACGCCTGCTGTGCCAGCCGTTCGGCTTCCTCTGCTTCCTCACGAATGCGACGGGCCTCGGCGTCCTTGATAGCCTGCTGGGCAACGCGCCATGCGGTGAGCAGCGCCTTGAGAGACTTGCGGGCAACATCAACCTTGCCCTTGTCCTTCTGGATGAAGGGGTTAAACTTGGTTTGGATTTCGGCAATGCGCTCATCAAGCGGGCGCTTTTCCTCAACCCGCAGTGCTTCGGCCTCTTGGCTCAGTTTGAGCAACGCTTTGTCCAAGGCGTCGATCTGGTCGGCCTGATCCTGGCTCTCGATTGCGAACCCCTCGGAAGCCCAGTTCTTGGCTTCGTCGTAGTAGGCATCAATCTCGCCAAATACGATCACTTCGGGTGGCTGGTTTGCCCCCATTGCGATGCGGTCGTTCCCAGTGTCGGACAGTGCTGCTTGTGCGTTCATGACGCGCTCCTCAAAGTGTCTGCGATAACGAAAAGAACCGGCGCCATAACCAACATGACCAGCACCATTGCGGCTGCATCCCGTAGCTGTTCGGATATAGTGGGGTTATCCATGGGAGGGCTCGGAAATTGGAGCCTCGATGGTCCAATCGACGTTGCCAGTGATGGCAAGGTTGCGAAGCGTTCGGATTGCTTGATCCTGCCCGATCAGCGACAGGCGCACTCCAGCGTAGGATGGGATGAAAAGGCTTTTCGCCTGATCATAATTAATCCCCAGCAGCGCGCCCAATTCGCGATAGTCTAAGTCGTAGACTTTATTGATATCGTCGGTCAGGACGGCGCATGTCCAGCCCGCTATGCAAGCGACCGTCCCGCAATTATGACCCGACATATCAGGCTGATTGACATTCGCGTCACCAACCCATTCTCCCATGTTGAACCCTAGTTCTGGGATCGAATGCTGTTCGATCGCATCTGCGACTTTCAGGATGTTCTCAACGTTCATTTCCGTTCTCCATTCTGCTGTGCTGACTGCTCAGCGATTTTCATTTCCCTCTTGATTGCCCATTCCAGGAAGTTAGGTATCGGAGGGAATACGGGGCGGCTGTGTTGGGTGATGGTGCGGGTCACAGGTCCACCACCTTCCCGCAATTCTTGCACTCCAACAGTCCGTCATCGTCGCGCTCCCAATCGCAGCCGTTTCCTGCGCGCTCGCAAGCCTTGAGCAGTTCGAAGTTCATCTGGTCGTCAGCCAACCAGCGGTCGAAAGCGTCGTCACTGTGTTCGCTCATTTCGTCACCTCGAATGTCTTGATTGGCGTTACCCCTCTGACTGCAAGCTCTTTGAGAGCAGCAAGGTATTCAGAGGTAGCGGCGTCTATGCGGGGGAGGGTCATGGGGTGGCCTCGGCTTTGTCAGCGCGCTTGTTCCACGCCGCGAACACGTCCATGCCCTTTCGTGGCGTGAAGTCGATGCCGCACCGAAGGCAATCGATACCTAGACAGGGGCCGGTTCCGGGGAATTCATAGGACGGGTAGAGATGGTCTGTGTGCCCGCAGAAAGGGCACGGCAGGAGCGTATTCTTTCCCCCGCTCATGCTGCCACCCACTGCCCATCAGTCTCAGGGCCTTTAGCATTGAGCCGGCGAATGTCGGCGCACTTGGCGTTGGCCTCGGAAATCAGCGCGTCAATCGCGGCGTCATTGGCCTCAATCTTGGCCTCCCACTCGTCGCGGGAAACATCAGCAGCATCGCGCAAGGCGGGCTCACCGCGACCGCCGAACATGACGCTCTCACCGGCATCAACGTAAAACTGGACTTCGGTTTCCCCAGCCCAATCCGTTGCGCCATTGCTCTCGATAAACAACGCACTGACCATGTAGCCGTGACCATCAAACTCAACGCTCTGGACCTCGGCAAAGTCGCCGGAACCAAAATCGCCGCCCTTGTGGTAAACGCGGGTTGCTTCTTTAAGACGTTCGATCTGGATGCTGGTCATCGTCTCATCTCCGTGCCGGTGTGGCTGTTTGATGAGGTGACTATACACGCAATTGCGGGCACTGCAATAGGGGTGCACGCAATAAAGTGCATGACGCGGCGCGAAAGCTAGGTCACTAATGGATGCATTGCCATTAGGCTCGCGGAACGAATGCGGAACACCGCATCACAGAGTCGTCCGTTGGGGATTTCTATGAAGGACGCTTCTCGATTTTTAGAATTGATTGCCTGCCTGAGCCAGGAGGGGCGGGAGCTAGTTCTCAGCCGCGCTCGTTCGCTGCGATCTTCTGCGCAAGGGCAATTATCTGCTGGCGGCTGTCAGGGGTCAGGGACAGATACACCTGTAAATCAGACTCCTGAACGTCTGAAATCTCAGCCCCATTAAATACGTAGCCCAGACTTAAGCCCAGTGTTGCCGCCAAGCGGATCACTTTGTTCACGCCGGGCTCTTTGTCTGAGTTGCGCAGTTCGTTGACGAAATTAACTCCAAGGCGAGCGTCCATGCTGATCGCACGGTCTGACCGTGGATCTGCCTCGACTGCCTTTAGTATACGTTCCCGCCAGCTTTCCATGAGGACTCCAATTATCAGGATTGGCGGAAAAACGCGTGCACGTTGTTGCGTGCGCTTGACGTACCCGCAATAGCGTGCATATTGTGGGGCATGAACAACACGCTCCTTTCCGACATTGAGAAGTTCCTGGCCGAAACCGGCATGACAGAAGCTACCTTCTGCCGTGCTGTTGATAACGGTCGGCTGTTCCAGCGGCTGCGGTCTATTGGCAAGCGCGGGAAGCCGGGCAGGGTTTGGCCTGAGACTGAAATGCAGGTTCGCGCCTTCATGATGGCAGAGCGCAAGCGCCGCATGGTGGCAGCATGACCGGTTTTGTCTATCTCATCGAAAGCAGCAGCGGCCTGTTCAAGGTTGGCTATTCCGCCGATCCCGCAACGCGCCTTGCTCAGCTTCGCACATCCACAGCCGACGATCTGACGATCCGCGCTGTGATCCCCGGAACATTGCGTGATGAAGCGGATCTTCATGACGCCTTGGCTCCTTGGCGCACAGCGCGTGAGTGGTTCACTGACTGCATTCCGATCAGGGCCTTGATCGTATCAGGCGACCAGATTGAACAGACGCCAGCGGTTCCCTTTGAGCATGCAGCGCCCCTTCGGGCATGGCGCGAAGCCAACAAGTTGCGCGGCGAAGACGCTGCCAGTTCTGCTGGTGTGACTTTCCCAATGTGGTCGCGCTGGGAAACCGGGGCGCGCCGCATCCCTGCCGAACGTGTTCCTGCCATGTCTGCACTTACGGGCATTCCCGCGAGTGAGCTTCGCCCGGACGTGTTCGCCGCCTCTCTCACCACACCTATGGAGGAAGTCGAATGAGTGAATGGCAACCAATTGAAACTGCGCCGAAGGATGGAACGGAAATTCTCACCTATCGCAAGGCTCGGCTGATTTCTGTCGCATCCTACTGGCCGCATGAGGGCGCGGAGTGGTGCGTCTCCGATGGGGTTCACATTTTGAACGTGACCCACTGGATGCCCCTCCCACCCCCACCAGCGAGCGAGGGCTAACCCATGCTCCGTTCCAGCACAGACGAAGGCTCTAGCCTCTCGATCCACACCCGCCCGAAATACTACCTGATGTCTGGCGGTCAGTTCCTGCACCAGTCGTGTTTGTTCCTGACTGATAGCCGCAAGTACGCATGGTGCGATGTTGCGGAACGGGGCTTGGGCGCCCTTCGCAAACTCCCCGCCGCCAAGGGCTGCAAGCTCATTGCCCGTTCTTCCATACAGCCAAAACAATTGCAGGAGGCGTGAGCCATGAGCAAGCCAGATGATATCCCGCAGGACGTTTGGGACGTGGCTATCGGTCTCGTGATGGAAAGCGAAACTGACAAGGTTCCATACTATGAAATGGGCGACCAACTCAGCGCTGCCCGTAATCTTGACACGCTGTATATCGCCCGCGCCATCCAGACCGCCAAAGCAGAAGCGTATGAGGAGGCGGCGAACTACCACGACGACAAGGCTGTTGAGCATGAGGCATTCCGGTTCGATGCCAAAGGCGATCTGATAGATCACCACACAAAGATGGTCCGGTTTCACCAGAACTCCGCCGCCGCTATCCGCAAGCTGGGGAGCGAGTAGATGGCAACCTCTGACGCCCTGCGCGATATCTGGTCCGAAGCCCGCCCCTACGTCGAGCAACAGCTTGAGATTTCCGAAGTCATAAAGGGCTTTCGTGAAGCCGCGACTGCCAAGGGCCTCGAATGGTCCACGGTCAAGGCGATGATCAAAGCGCAAATTGAGGACGAGAAGGACGGCAAGGATCGCATGGCGAAACTGCTTGAGAAGGCAGAGTTTGCCCTCGGCTACGCCGACATACTCGGCATCAATCTGAACGAACAAAATAAAAGTTCGGAGGCCGCATGATGCGCACCCTTCACCTTCCCCGCCTCGTAAACCTGATCTGTCTGGCTGTACTTGCATGGATGGTTGTCATTGGCCTTGTGCTGGCGTCGATCCTGCTGGCGGGGGTGATCTGATGCACCGTCGCATTTTCACCGGCTCCGACATGATCTTTGCCATTCTCGCTGTGGCTATCGCTGCGGCGTGGCTTTCGAGCGGTGCGCTCTAATGCATCCCTCAACCAATCAGCGCGGCGAATGCCTTGAGACGGCCACGGCCATCTCACTGTGGTTTGCCGCCCTGGATCAACACCAGATGAAAGCCGACGCCGCGCGGGGCAACACGCGTAGGGGATCGCGTCGGCTTACACCTGCTGTTGTTAGGTGTGTTGATGACATGCAGGACAGGCTTGCTCCGTGCAAGGCTGGGTTCGACCTCCTTGTGACTGGCCGGGGTCGTCGCGGCTCCGGTCCTTTTTCCCAATTCAGTTTCGCTCGCGAGCCGGTTTCTCGCTTGAGCGATAAGCGAGCGCTCTGGGGCGGCTTCCTCCCCCGTACTCGGGGCGCTCGCACTCATTCCCAGCGCGGGTTGGTTTGCAGACCAACCGTGCGCCAATCCCTGACGCATGAGCAAGCAATACAGGCCGTCGCTCACGTGTCGCATCATCAAGACCTTTCGCTAACTGCTCGTTTTCGTCCTGACCAATTTGGACGGAGACACGATGCATGGCGTTACCAAATTCTGAGCATGAGGTGCCCAAAGTGAGCGCCGCGACCGCTACGAGATATGTCCGTGAACTGGTGGCGTTGGAGATACCCAACACACACACCAGAGAAGCCGCGCTGCGCAAGTTGGCGCGCGACTACGGCATGACCGTTTCCCAGATTACCCACCTCTACAAGGCCAAGGCAAAGACCTGTGACGTTGGCTTATTCGCCCGCGTGAGAGCCGCCTACCTCGACCGTTGCGCCAAGATGGCAGCGCGGATGCTCCACACAATTCAACTCGAGGAGGCATCGGGCACGGATGCTGATGATCAAGATTTGGCTGACCGGCTTACAAAAATTCTGGCGGAAGCTCAGACGAAAAGAGCGGCGCTCCACGCGAGAGAGGAAATGAGATGAGCTACGTGTATGTCATTGGCGCTGACTTCAACAGCCCGGTCAAAATCGGTGTCGCATCAGACGTTTCTAAACGTCTTGAGCGCCTACAAAGCGGCAACCCCGTCACGCTCTCAGTACTGTGGCAGAGCGCCCCTCTTGCCGATGCCTATTCACTCGAACGCTACATGCACAAGCACTACGCCGAATATTCGGTGCGTGGTGAATGGTTCAGCATTCCGAACCTCGCCACTGTCTCGCTTGAGATGGTTGCCTCCACATTTGAGGCAGACACGGAGGCCACCACGAAAAGGCTCCCAACTGCCATTGCTGCTTCCGCCGCCGCCAAGTGCCTTGTCGACCATGTGGTGCGAACAAAGGGCGTCTCCGTAAGGACTGCCATTAGCGCCGTAGCTTCATGGTCGAATTTAGAGAACGGCGAGGTTTGGTCGCTGCTCTATCGCAAGACGCGAGACGTCTATGCGGATGTTTACGTCAATATCGCCCGCGAGCTTTGGCGGGTTTCTGGCCTTCCTGCAAAGCGGAGCCCGTCACCTGAAGAAGTATTGGCCGAAGTGGACGCCATGCAGGTTCGCGAACTCACCCTGCCAATTGAACCTAACCACACCGATACCGAAAGGGACTGAGATATGAGAGTGCTGATTGCCTGTGAATTTTCCGGTACTGTCCGCCGCGCATTCGCTGCCATGGGTCATGACGCCTGGTCGTGCGACATACTCCCAAGCGAGGATGAAAGCCGCCATCATATCCAGGGCGATGTTCTGCACTTCCTCACGGGGATGGCCGAGCCGTGGGATCTGATGATCGGGCACCCGCCTTGCACTGACCTTGCTGTGTCTGGCGCCCGTCACTTTGCAGCCAAGATTGCAGACGGTCGGCAGGGCAGAGCGCTCGACTTCGTTCAAAGCCTCATGGACGCGCCTATCGAGCGCATTGCCATCGAAAACCCGATTAGCGTCATCAGCTCGAAAATCCGCAAGCCTGACCAGATCATCCAGCCATGGCAGTTCGGCCATCCTGAGAGCAAGGCAACCTGCCTTTGGCTAAAGGGCCTGCCAAAGTTGTCCGAGACTGACAACGTGCGCGACCACATGCTGACCCTTTCGGTCGCTGAACGGAACCGCGTCCACCATATGCCCCCAGGGCCGGATCGTTGGCGTGAGCGCAGCCGCACTTTCGAAGGCATTGCATTGGCGATGGCTGCGCAGTGGGGCGGCAGGTCAGCTGACGCAGTGAGGGCAGCATAGCCATGCCCCGCACCTCCACCGACAAGCCCCGTCTACAGCCTCACATCATAGCTGAAAAGACGGCAATAGCCATCACAGCGGCAAAGCTCGCAAGCGAACTCCGTAGGGCAGGGAAGGGAAGCAAATGAACAAGCTCAAAGTCCTCGACCTGTTCTCTGGCATTGGCGGCTTCTCTCTCGGCCTGGAACGTACTGGCGGGTTTGAGACGGTCGCATTTTGCGAAATTGACCAGCATTGCCGCGCTGTGCTGGAAAGTCGCTGGCCGGGCGTTCGCCAGTTTGAAGACGTTACCACACTGCGAGGATCTGATGTCGGAACAGTTGATGTTATCTGCGGAGGCTTTCCCTGTCAGGACATTAGCCGCGCCGGAAACGGCGCTGGCCTCGCTGGCGCCCGATCCGGCCTATGGTTTGAGTATGCCCGCCTTATTGGCGAGCTTCGACCCCGATACGTCCTCGTGGAAAACGTCTCTACGCTGCTTCATCGAGGGCTGGATGCCGTTCTCGGAACCCTGGCCACGCTCGGGTATGATGCTCAATGGCATTGCATACCCGCTTCCGACATTGGCGCCCCTCACATACGGGACCGGGTTTGGATCATCGCCAACGCACAGCATACCGACGCCGACTGCCTCGGATCACATAGAACGGAAGAACACCACGGGCGCGTTGAATTACGCGACCAACAAGGCGGTTTCGTTGGACCGCTGGGTCAAGATGTGGCCGACGCCGACAGTTCACGGAAACCACAACCGGGTGGGCGCCTCATCGACCTCCGGAGATGGCTTATCAACAGCCGTGAAGAAGGCCGGATCCGTTGGGGCACTGAACCCGGATTGGGTCGAGTGGCTGATGGGGTTCCCAATCGGTCACACCGACTTAAGCAGCTCGGCAACGCCGTAGTCCCTCAAATCCCCGAACTCATTGGCCGCGCCATACTCGACAGTATCGAGCGCGAGGCCGTGTCTAAAGCAGACAGGAGCGCAGCATGAACCAACTATCAGTCATCACCCCATCTCGTCGCGTTCCTCAATCTCGTCTGTGTGGCTACGATATGCCAGCACGCGAGTTTAAGAGCGGCGCAGAGGTATTAGAGCACAGCAGGGCGCTGTATTCCCGGATGCATGCAAGACCGGCTCCAGTGGTGCGCGTAGAGCGCTCAGCCTTGCCTATCGCCATGCCACCGGTCGAGAAGTTCGAGCCATCTGATGGCGTGCCCCTCGATATGCTCAAGCAGCCATCCTGGCGCTTTCTCGTGGCCTACGCCGCCCTGCTGGCTGGCGTGCATGCAAAGGACGTTATCGGTCAGGACCGGACCCGCAAGGTTTGCACTGCTCGCCATCATTCGGCCTATCTTATCGCGGGCCATCTGAATGTTAGCCTCCCCCGGATCGGGACGTATCTCGGCGGGCGCGATCATACCACAATCCTGCATTCTTTGGAGAAATTCCCCAAGCTGAACCGGCCCAATCCAAAGGCGACGGGCTGGCAGCGCGTGAAGCCAGTGCACACCTCAACCGTAAAGGCCAAGCCAGCCGGTAGCCAAATCCCGTTCATTGAGCCTGCAACGCCCAAGAAGCCCGTCCCGGACTACGAAGCGAAGCGAGCGGCTGTCGTGGCCGACTATGTGGCTGGCATGCCTGTAGCAGAGATTGCCAACAAGCACGGCTATGCCAAGCGGACTGTCTATTGGTACGTAAACCGCGCCAAGGCTGTGCGCCCGGAAGGGTATGTGGTTCCTCGCAGGAAGAAGGCAGCGATAGCCAAGCCGTCTGCGGTCAAAGACGTGCCCCGCGTAAAGTCAAAGTACGACTGGAACGCAGCCCCTCAGATTGAGGCCGCAGCATGAGCTTCCAAGCTATGGCGTGGGCAGTAAAGCAGAAGGTTGGCAATGCCACTGGCAAGGCCATCCTCCTGATGTTGGCAAACTATGCCGACGAGAACGGTACTTGCTTCCCAAGCCAGCAGACCTTGGCGACTGAGTGCGAATGCTCAAAGCGTTCGATCCTGGACTGGCTCCAGAAGTTCGAGGACATGGGCATGATAAAGCGGGATCGGCGCCATGGGTTCGGGGGCTATCGCAGGTCCGACATTCTCACTTTGAGCCTAGGTGCAGCATTTTCACCTGAAAATATTTCACGTGAAAATGGTTCCACTCCTAAGTGCAGCACGTTCACCGCAGAACCTATCATAGAACCTATCACTACTCTTGTTACGCGTGACGCGAGCGATTTTGATCAGTTCTGGGGGATCTACCCTAACAAGGTCGGCAAGCGCGCCGCAGAGAAATCATTCATCGCTGCTCGTAAACGCGTCTCTCAATCTGAACTGATGGCTGGCCTTGTCGCCTATGTGAACAAGACCGACGACCGCGCTTGGTGCAACCCGACGACTTGGCTCAATCAAGACCGGTGGGGTGACAAGCCCGCATCGCCCCCGGTCAGGCCATCCCACGGCAACCGCCCGCCGACCGCCCAGCAAATACTTCTCAACCGACGCAACGAAATCAGGAGCCAGACCGATGAACAACCGACAGACCGCCCTCGTCTCATTGCTGCTCGGTAGCTTCCCCAATTTCCAGTCTGGAGATGCCGAGGCTGCGCTGGGGGCATACGAGATTGTTCTGACTGAGGCAGACGAACGCGACTTGCAACCCGGTGTAATGAAACTGATCCACGGCGAACTGCCGGGACATGACGGGCGATTTGCACCAACAGCGCCGCAGCTGGCGCGGGCGATCCGCACAGCGCGGGATGAGCGCTTGGACCGCGAGCATGCCGAACGCGCTGCCCTTCCAAAGCCGGATGACACGTGGGTTGATGATGACCCCGAAACCAAGGTTCGGAACAAGGCGCGGTTTGAAGCGCTCGCTGCGCAACTTGCCCAGACTATGCGCACCGACGAAGCCGAAGCCAACAAGCGCCGCATGGACTTGCAGGATAGGACCAATCACCGCTTTGCCCCAGACCCGTCACCGGAAGCGCGGGCCAAGCGTCTTGGTGTTCCGTACACGGTTGGCGATCCTGATGCCGAGAATGGCGACATGGGGCAGGCTGGCGCCGCATGACCATCCGCCAGAAGATCAGCCTGGATCGCCAAATAGCCCTCGCAGTGAAGAACCGAGACGCGCTTGAGGGTCTAGCGCAAGAGGGCGTGGAGATGATTGCGGGTGATCTGGTGCGTGACCGTCTGGACGTGATGAACGGGACGGTACTGACGCTGACGTTTTTGCAGACCTACGAAACCGAGTTCAGAGCCTTTATGGCGCAACGAAGCAAAGGAATGGGACGATGAGCAAAGTAGAGAAGTTTGAATGGTGGCTATCGCAACTGCTGGCGTACGGCGCGTTTGCAGCGTGGTTTTCGGCCATCTGGATAGACGCCTATCGAGGCGAAATCATCTGGACCGGCATTCTAGCGTTCTTGATGGCGATGCTCGTTTACCCGCGCAAGAAGTCTCTCCCCCCATCCGATCACAAGGGGCAGT